TAGCAATAAAATGACCTAGAATGTCGGCAACTACGTACTTTTCCATTAAGAAAATGAATACAATAGCGCCCGAATAAAGCAAAGACTTACTGATAGTGTGCGAAAGTCGTCTACTTCTTATTGATTTCCAGCCACCCTTTTTAACACTACGCCAGATGCCGAAACACGTATCTAAAATAATAGATAAAACAGCAACTAAAATAAGAGGCTTAATAGGCGAAAGAATAGCGAACGCCGACAATAGAAAAATAGATAGCTTAGACTTCATTAAAATACCATTATAGCATTATTATATCCGTTGTCATTATAGCGCTGACCACAACGTCCGTAACAAGTTCCTACACAATCGCACATTTCTATTTGTGGGCGTAAATCCGTGTCGCGGTTTTCTTGACTAGTGAACTCTGGAAATAAGTTTTTGTTTGCTAGTAGGTATTTGATTAATCTAGCTTCAAAGAAAGACGCCTTTTGTGCAAAATGCTCCATTCCGAAAACTACTTCTGTACGACTTACACTATTTGAAAAGTCGCCGTTTTGAGTTTGAAGACCTTTGTTTTTAAGCTGGTAAGATAGTCCAAAAACAGCGTCTTCTGCTGAACGCCAAGCCACTACGGGTTGAATAAAACCAACTAACGTTTCTTCGTCTGGGTTTAAAGTTTGCGTATTGTACGCGTCTAGTAAGTAGTTATAAAATACACTACCTAGAATGGGCTGTACACGTAGGTCTGACTGCGTTTTAATGTACGGCGTTACGTCTGTTACGTCTACGTTAGCCGTAATAGGTGTGTTCGTCTTTAAATATGTTTCTGTTATAAAGTATAGCATTTTATAAAGGTGTTGCTGGTGTTGAACTTGGTACTACGTCGCCACCTTCGATAGGTGCTAAACTTGCAAGGGCGCGAACTTCGTTTGTTGTCATTGTATTAAGTACCTTTGTCGCTACTAGTGGACTCATTGCATTAAGCGCGTCTTGAGTTTTACTAGCGTCGCCTTCTACTTCTACAATTGTCTCATTAATTATTTGGAAATTCTTAATAGTAAAGTCAGCTTTTTGTTTGCAGATTAAAAGCAATTCTGTAAAGACTTCTTCTACCATTTCACGCAAAGGAATAACTACATTCTTTTCAAAAATAATGTAGGCTTGTTTAATGTCTGCGCCGTTACCTAGTGATCCAGTTGTACGCACACCCATTAAGATTGGGTCGATTGTATGCGCAAAACAAATTTGTTCTGTATTTAGTCCGCTAGCTTCTTGAAACATTTTATCGTTAGAGTTCGTCGGAATGCTTTCTATTTTCGGTAATTGGTCTGGACTATTTGCGAAAAATGCTACACCTTTTCCAGCGTTCTGCGCGCCTTTCATTCGGTCTATTGTGTCTCTTAATACTTTCTTTTCTTCTTCGCTTTGTGGACGTTTTGGGAACATCATTGCAAAGGCTGGGAAAATAGAGTTTTGAATGTTTGATTTTGCAAAGTAACTAAGTTCGCCAGATAAAAAAGCAAAGTTTAAAGCGCTTGTATATTGTGGCAATGGGTAATAATCTTGTCCGATTGCTGGAATTTCGTAAGCGTAAAGCTGGCATTTGTCCGTGTTTAACGGGTGATATTTAGTAACTGGAATTACGTCAATTCTAGAAGCCCAGTCGTCACATAAAAAATAACAATCTTTCGCGCGATTAATACGAACCTTTTCTGGCGAAATGTTTTCGACTCTTTTTACTTTGTGTTTTTCATCAAAGTGTAGCATAAAATAAACGCGGTTGTGGAGTACGATTTGTTTAGCCACTAGTCTAACAGACTTAGCTAACTTTAGTTTCTTTTCCCACGTGTAAATATCTAGCTTTTCGTCTGGCGTTAACTTGTCCGTCTTTAATTGGTAGCCCGCGCCTATAGTAGCGTTTACTTTAAAGTCCACAATTGCCCCGTGTAAAGGCGAAGTAAAATAAAGCTGGTTAAGTGTTTCTGGAAATAGGTTGTCTTGACCAAACGGAATGTAGCCAGACACTTGATAACGTCCGTTTACGTAAGGTAGCGACAAGTTAGCGTTACCTATCTTACCGAAAGGCGTACTAAATGACTGATAGCCTTCTACTACTTCTGGTTTTTGTTGTTTAAATCTGTCAAAAATTCCCATATTTTATTCATATATAGAAGAAACAGCTACACCGCTTACCACCATGCGCCCTTCTTCGATTAAATTAAGTTCTTCTGTATTCGTGTTTTCGTCTATTACTATGTCTGTTAGGCTTTCAAACACTTTATAAGTGTATTGACCTTTCAATAAATCTAAGTCTACGCCTTCTTCTAACGTGAATAGGTTGTATCTATAAGGATAACTAGACGTGTCCGCGCCTATCCAGTATATCGGATCGATAGCCGTGTTAAATTCGTCTTCAAAAACGAATAAATAAAAGGGGTCTACTAACGTTGTTACTTCTGACAGCGTCAAAGCAAACGTATTAACTTGTCCTTTTTCAATGTAAATCATAACTATATTAAAAGTTAAAAAGCAAATGTTCATAAAACAACAAACCCCACCAGATTAGGTAGGGTTGTTATAAGTGTTACGTTTCTAGAATGTAACTAAAACCAATTAAGCCGTAAGACCAGCAATAATAGTAGGGTCTACTTCGTAAGCTAAACTTTCGTTTTCAGCTGTAAGAACTAAAGAGTATTTAGATCCGTCTGCTCTAGCAGTTCCCGAACCTTCGCCGTATGCAGTAACTTGCAAGAACGGGAAATACCAATACTTACCATTTGCGTCACCTACGACAGCTGTAAGGTATTGTTGTCCAGCGCCTAAGATTTTAATAGCTTTTGACTTCTCTTGGTCGCGTCTGTGGAACATTAAGTTAATTGTTTGAGTAACATAAGACGATCCATTTACTAAGTCAATAGCGCCTTCTTCTGTAAAGTTACCAGTATTACGTTTGAACTCCAAAGCCACGAAAGGCGTTGCATGTGTAATAGCGGTTACTTGCCAGTTAGTACCAGTTTCTAAAGTAGTAATTGCAGTGATTTCGTCTTGTTGGTTTATTAATAGCGTATATATACCCCCGCTGTTAGGGTCGCATCCTTTAAGGATTTCTTGTAAAGTAGCACAAGCCATGATAAAATATATTTTAAAGTTAAAAAAAAGGGGCGGGCGCATTACCCACCCCCGTTATTTTAGTTGTTTATTGACTAGTCGAAACAAACGTTATAAACTACAATCTGGCTAGGGTTCGTATATGCGAAACCAGCTTTCAAGTTAGCACGTGTACGGATGTAAGGTTCTGCTACAGAGTCTGCAAGGTTAACCGCTTTCAATGCTTTAGAGTCTCCATCAGAGTCGAATGCATAAATAAGGTCTGTTTTCAAAGCTAATACCATAGTTGATGCTGGCATCCCTTCTGCTAAAACAATTTTAATTCCTAAGAACGTAGGCGCTAAAGGTGCAGTAACGTAAGTCAAAGTGTTACCAGAAGCCGCAGCGATTTGGTAGTTAACGAATACGTCAGAAGAAACGAACAAACGAAGGTCAGCACGTTTAGATTGAACCGCAGCTGGTGACGCTTGAAGTACAGCAGTCATTTGAGCCAATACGTTAGCGCTTGTAATTGCAGCAGAATATAAACCTACTACGTCTGTGTCAGCACACAATTTTTTCAAGTAACCATCACACAAAGAAAGAACTGGGTCTGTGCTTTCTGTGTCACCTTGCCAACGGATTAACTCTAAGTCGTTACCGATACGTCCAGCCATTTCATTCCAGTAGTAAGACATGAAAGAAGCTACGCTAAAGTCTCCGTTAGAACCTTGAGCCATTTGCAAAGCCAAGAAAGATTGCTCTAATTCGAACTGGCAAATTTGAGACATTGCAGATAACGCACAAACGTCAATTGTGATTGCGTCTAGGTTGTCTGTAGGCGCTGCAAAGTTACAAGTAGAAGGCGCTAATAAGTTTCCGAAAGTAACGTTAGCTAATTTCGTAGCAGATTTGATGCCAGGCAACGTTCTGTAATTGTCTGCGATGTCTTCTGTTAAATACGCTTTCCCGTAAAACTCGTCTGGGTTTGGACACAATAACGCGTTAGTATCTACGTCAAGGTCAAATTTTAAATTTCTAATCATTGTTATTTGTTTTTATTTGTTTTTAAATTGTTACTTATTGAATGCGCGAAACGCTTTGAATTTGTCGAATGCGGACATCTTAACGTCTTTAGCCATTTCCATGTCTTCCGCTTCTTCTTCTTTTACTAGAAGTTCTTCCATTTGGTTTTTCAAGTCTGCAATCATTGCAATAACCGCGTTAACGTTTTCTTCGATTACTGGTTTAACGATAGCTAAAATTGCTTCTGTGTCCATTGCTGGATCAATAGCCATTTCTTCTTTGACTTCTTCTTTAACTTCTTCTTTCTTTTCTTCTACGACTTCTTCCATAGCTACTTCTTCTTTTACTACTTCTTCTTCTGTAGTTTTTTCGTCTGCCATTTCGACTTCTTCTTTTTCTACTTCTTTAATTTCGATTACTTCGCCATCTTTGACAACGTAAATCTTGTCTTCGATGCGGTGTTCTCCGTCTGGTAATTTCATTGTATATTTGTTTAAGTGTTTGCTTAATTTCATTCCTAGAAAACCTTCAATAGAGAATCCTAGTTTTTCGTTTTTTACTAGTTCGTTATAGTAGTCCGTGTCGGTTACTTGAGCCGTTAACATAAGCGTACCTTTTGGAACTTCTATTCCGTAGGTTGTATATGCTTTGTCTTGTTTCGGGTTTTCTACTATCCAGCTTTCGAGAATATATGCTGGGACTTCTTTACTTGGATCGTGTTCTAGGTTAAAGACGTTCTTATTCGAAAGGTCTTTCATGAACTTGACGTAGATTTGTTCAATCGTGTTTTCGTCAAATTGTACGTAATAGTCGCCCGCTTCGTCGTCGCGTCTATAGATTTCCATAGGAATCATTGCTGGCGCTGTTACTCTGTATTTAAGTTCGTCTGAAAAAAAACGTTTTTCTACATTTGAGAAAGCTAGCCCTTTAACCTTTATGGCGGGCGCATCTGTGAAAGCTATTTGTTCAATCCCTAAATCTTCGCCGTCTGAATATTCGGGGTCAATAGTAATTTTGTAAATTGGTAGGTCTTTCAACATAACCATATTAAAAAAAATGTATATTTGTTCAAAATTTATATTATGGTAGAAATATTAGGAAAACAGATTCCGAACGAAATGAATGAAATGACCATTCAGCAGTTCGAAGAAATTACAGAAATCCACGCTAACAGCAATCTAGACGTTATCGAAAAGCATTTAGAAGTGTTTAAGTTTATGGGTGTCCCAGAAGAAATCGAAGAATGTGATTTCGAAGTATTCAAAGAGTACATTAGTAAATTCAATACGGCAAAAGTTCCAAGTTCAGAACTATTAAAGCGTTTCGAAATTGACGGCTTTACTTACCAAGCGTACGACGAAGACTTTAAACTAACTGCAAAAGACACGAAGACAATTGAAAAGATTCTAAGCAATAAACACAAAGGCTACATTTCAGAAGTTCTAGCGGTGTTATTCAAACGAACAGACTTAACTAAAACCGAACACTACACCGACGCGCATATCAAACAGAAAGCTAAATTGATTCGTGAACTCAAAGCAGAAGTTGCCGTTCCTTATTTAGTAGCGGTGGCTAGTGCAATTAATAACCACGTAGAAAAAGCAAATGAAGCTACCAACGGGTTGGAACAAAATTAAGCTATACCAGTTTAAAGAACTGCGACAAATTGACAAGACGGCGGGCTATTTTTCTTTTCAGTTAGATAGCCTTGCCGTTTTATTAGACGTACCTAGCGAAGACTTAGAAGACCTAAGCATAGATGAAATAACAGCTATGTACGAATCAATCAAATGGTTTCAAAGCGAACCTAAAAAGAACTATAAACACGAACTAGTTTTAGAAGAACAAACGTACATTCTACAGCCGTTTAAAAAACTTACGTTATTTGAGTTTATAGACCTTGAATACTTTTTGACTAACGACTACATTAACCATATTTCGCATATAGCTAGCGTGTTCTATAGACGCGTAGACGCGGACAAATGGCAAAACGTAGAGTTTGAGCCGTATATATTTAGTCCCTTTGATCGTTACGAACTATTCGACGACCTTTACGTAACAGAAGTTTATGGCATTTTAACGGATTACATGAAGTACCGCGAAGACTTTATGAAAAAATACGAGCATTTGTTCAATGAAACAGACGACGAAGACGACGAAGAACAGCTAGACGTTAAAGACTTTGATTCTATAGAAGACTACAAAGCTAGTCTTGAGCAAAAAGAACAAGGTAAACGCTCTAAAAAGTGGGGCTGGGAGGCTTTATTGTTTGACCTTTGCGAAGGTGACCTAACCAAAATAGAAGAAATAGGTAAACTGCCTTTGATATTTGTATTTAATATGCTGGCAATGCGTAAAGAAATGGGTTATTTAGAATCCTCTAAATTTTAAATCCCAGTTAAATTCACCGCCTATCGGTTCGAATGTATAAATAATACTTTCTTTTTGACCTAGAATATTAGCAACTTGTAAGATAGGGTATCTTTGCGCCATCCATTCAGTATACTGCTGAAATATTTCTTGAGTAGTTCCGTTATTTTGTAGGGCTTCTGTTAACTTAGCGCATAAATCAAACGCAGCCATTTTTTCAGTTCCGTTATTTAGGTAACCGAAATAATACATAGCTAAAATCTGGATTTCCAATTCACCTAGTGCTGGAATCTGCGCGTTAATTCTTACGGAATCGTAAAGCGAACCCGTGTCTATTAGCGTTTCGTCTGCAATAATACGGCGCAAAGTCTGCGCTATTTTATTACGCGTCTTATATTTTATATTGAAAACCCCGTTATTAGCGTACGCCATTATTCACCTTTTAATGCTTTCAGTTCATTGTACATAGCTAGTAGTTCAGCTTCTTTTTGTGCAATAAGTTCTTCTTGCGTTGGTTGGTCTACTTCTATAAATTCAACGCTTACTAATCCTTCTTCGTTGTAAATCTCATTTCTTATTTCTGGCATAATTAAACGTTTATATTAATGTTTGGCAATGCTTGATTGTATGTTTGATTTTGTATTATTGTAGCGGTTGTTGGTGCTGACCCAAGTGCAAAATTTAAATAATATGAATTAACAAAAGCAGTTGAACCAGCGGTTTTTTTAGCAGCAAAAGAATAAGTTGCGTTTGCATTTATTGAAACTAAAGCTGCTCCAGAAACACCAGAATGATAACAAAGCCAATAAGTAGTGCCACCTACAAAATTAAAAGTGTTTGTGATTGTTTTCAATCCACTTGTTGAGCCATCAATGGTAGTGCTTTCAAATAATTTTGTATTCGGCAATCCGTTTAAATTAGAATAAATTAATGCTCTAAATGTAGCACCAACCGAACCAAATGAAACCCACAAACTTAAATTAGTAGATGTAAAAGATTGTGCTGGTATAAATGGATAAAAAATCATTTCGTTGTCATTAGCACCATTATTGGTCCATTGTGGCGTTAAAGCCGAACTAACGCCGATTCCGCTTTGAGGTTTGATAAGTGCGTGGATTCCACCGCCTCCCCCAACTACTAAATCCCCACTACCTAAAACCGAACTTCCGTTAATTGTTTTAATGTTAGTTCCACTTACTAAAGTATTTTGCTTTCCATTAAATGTATTCCAATCAGTTGAACTCAAAGCACCAGTTGTCGTAGTGTTCGCCGTTGCTATACTTATCGCTGGTGTAGCACCACCGCTTGAAACTATAGGACTAGTTCCAGTTACACTAGTTACACCACTACTTATTGCAATATTGCCACTACCTAAAATACTAGTAGAATTAATCGTTTTAATATTCGTGCCACTAACTAGCGTAGGCTGTACGGACAAACCGCCAGACCCCAACAAAGACCCGCCGTTAAGCGTTTTAATATTTGTACCACTAATTAAGCCGTCTTGTTTATTGTTAAAAGCGTTCCAGTCGCCAGTGCTTAAATAGCCGTCATCTGCTGCGCCCGCTTGCGTAATTGCTATGTCTGGCGTACTACCACCCGTAGAACTTAACGGCGCTGTAGCTGTTACGTCTGTTACACCACCACCACTAGCCCCGTCTATAATTTCTTGACCCGTAATTGATTTCGAAACATAACCAGACCCGTTAAACTCAGAAATTTCTACTAAGTCTGTAGAAGCTAGGTTAGCGCCTTTCGCTGGTAGTTGACTGATTTTTATATTTGCCATTTATTCAATGATTAATTTATCGTTATTTTCTGTTATTCGTGCGTCCGTGTTTTCGGTTATTCTAAAAACAAACAAGCTAGAACTTTGATTATAAAGCCAGCGCGTTGTATTATAAAGTGAAATAGCAAAGCCGTACATATTACCCTAAAACTAAAACTACAGAACCGCTTGTTAATTTCACGCCACTAAATTGTAAATCGTTAATAGGCGTTATAATAGTTCCAGCCTTAACAGCTAAACTAGCGTCTTGTATGTATGTACTTTTTGCGTCCGTTCCAGCTACTTTAACGCTGGTAAAAATAGTGTCTTCTAACACTACGATAGCGTCTACGTTTTTTGTTACTTCTGTTGTAGTGTTTACTACAAAAGTTCCCATGTTACCCGCTAATTCTCCTATTAAATTACTACTCATAACTATATTAATTTTAATTCGTGTTTAATTTCCTTTTAAAGGAACAGCGCAGTCTGTCCAGTTGTTTACTGAATACGTCGCAGTCATTACCCAGCCCGCACAATAGTCTAGTAAATCGTTATTTAACGGCGTAAAACTAGGAATATCTATTACGTCGAACGCGTAGTTATTTGAGTTAATAAAGTACGTGTAAAGATCGTATAGAATTTGCTGGCAATCTGAAAGGATTACGTTAATGTTAGCGCGGTCTTTTTGGATTATATCAAAGCAATATATTTCTAAAGTAAAATCGTTCGTGTTTTCAGTCGGCAAAGCGCTTACTGGAACTATATAAACGATAGGGTACTTTTCGTCTTTAGTTGCAAAGTTAAACATCTGCTCTTTAAAGTCAGACCCTACCTTTTTTACTTGAATATGGTTATCGTAAAACGCTGTTATTTCGTTTATTAGGGCTTGGTAACTTGTCATAATTCAGCAGATTTTTTGATTTTATCTATTTTGTTTTGTGTGTTCGTTATGTCCGTTTCAGAAACGACAGCAGTAACGACCATATTTTGATTAGAGTTAACCGAACCTTGACCGCCCGCACTATTCAAGTTGTTACCTTGTCCGTACATTTGTACGGCTGGCGAAATAGGTGTAACGCTAGTAGTGGATTCAGAACCACCACCACCACCACCACCGCCAGAAACAGACCCGCTAGGATTTGATAACAAACTTTTTGCTTTAGCTACGTTGGTTATAATTTGTAAAATTCCGCTGGCATATTGTGCAATACCAGCCGTACCACCAGTAACCGCATTAAGTGGGTTAGCTTGCGACATTGCGACTAGTGAACTGATTGCTTTAGCCGTGTCAATTCCGATTTGAACTAAGGCTTGCGCTTTATTGAATTTCTCTAGTTTCTTTTGATCTTTAATAAACATTTCACCAATAGCCCCGATTCCAGTAGCTATGTCTTGCGTAAATTGAATCTTTGAATCTCGAATACCTTTAGCTTTTTCGATTTCAGCTAGTGCATACTTCGCGTTTATTTTGTCTTCTTCTTCTTTTTGTTTCGCTATTAAATCGGTTGTGTCTTTTCCGTAACGTTCGTACTGCGCCTTTAGTTCGTCGAAATGATATTGATTAGTTTCAAGTTCTTTTTGTTGGGCGCTAAGTTTAGATTGGTAAATTTGTTCGTCTAGTTCTTCGGACTTTAACGCTTCGGCTTCATTAAACGCTTTGAGTTGGTCGGCTTGTCTTTTCTGGTCGGCTAGCTTTTCGTCATCAATTTTCTTTTGCTTTTCTATTTCCGCGTCTGTTACTGCCTTATTAATTTTATCAATTTCTAATTGCTTCGCTTTCTCTAGCGCTGTAGTGTCTTGTTTGTACTTTACAGCTTCTGCTATTAACGCTTCGTATTTTGCCTTAACGTCATCAACTTCTACTTGCTGTTGTGTCTTTTGTGAATCTGTTAGTAACTTGTTAGCTGCTGCAATTTCTTTCTGAACGTCTTCTGTCGCTTTTTTAATAGCGTCGCGCCTTTCTTTCCAACGTGCTGCGGCTTCGCGTGCTGCATCTGCTGCGGCTTGCGCTGCGGCTTTTGCTTCTTCTTCTGCTGCTTTCTTTGCAGCTTCTCTTTGCTTTCTGTACTCCTCGCGTTTTGCTGCGGTTTCACGCATTAAAATCAACATACGTTCGCGCGAACCTTGACGAATAGTTATGTTTTCTTGGTTAATCGAGTCGCGTAGTTTCTTACGTTGTTCTTTATTGTCGTCGTTTGCAATGGCGTTTAACGCTTTGAGTTCCATCATTTGACGATTACGGCGCAACTTAGCTTCGTTTGTTAAGGCTTTCGACTTGTCTAGTTCTAGTTTAGTAGTGTCTTTTCCATTAATCTTAGCCTTTTCTATTTCGTAGTCATAAGACGCCCCTACAGATTCCGTTCTTCTCTTGCTAGATTCTATAATAGTTTCGTTTGCTTTTGCTATACGTTCCGCGTTTTCTTCTGCTGCATAACTTGTCAAACCTAACCAGTCCGTAAGCATTTTAAACCCTTCAATAACAGCATTAATAGGCGCCATGATAAAATCCATGACCGCACCTAGTACACCTATTTTATTTAAAAACGCGCCTATAGCTACTACAATAGCAGTAATAATAGCCACTAATAAAAACAAAGGGTTCGCTAGAATCTGCGCGCCTAACTTAACAAACGCGCCACCCATATTTTTTACAGTTCCAGTAATACCCTTGAGCGCCCCGCTTATATCTGTCTGGTTTAACTTACCTAAGTTCTGCGCAAATGCTGCGGATTTCTGGCTAGCTTCTTCAAAGTCTAACGACATTAACGAATCCTTAATACCACCTAAGCCGTTAGAAACTTGTTCGAACTTCGACCCACTAGCGAAAACGTTAACCGCGTCGTTAGCATCTTTTATTTTGTCCGATAGTTCACCCGCTTTCATTGCGAGCGCTTCCATTTGTGCGGGATCTGTAGCGTTTGCTAGTTCAGCTTTTAATGCGCGCAGTTCGGCTTTCATCGAACCGACGCCCGTTAGCTTTAATGGTATCGTTACTTCATTCATAACTATATTACCTTTTTAGTAGGTTCGAATTTCTAGAGTAGTGTTATTTAGTTTTCCGTCTGCGTGACTATGTCCGCTATTTCTACACGTTACTATTACTACGTTTCCGTCCGTGTTTATATAGGCTGCTGCTTGGTAGTCATGTTCTACTTGGTTAATCATTACGTAGGTGCTACTAAAATCGTATGGCGTTTCTGGTGTACCTAAGTATTCACCAGTTCCAGTTCTAGTCCATGTAACAAGTTGACCCGTGAAAACGTTTGCTTCTGGTGCGTTCGTTCCAGTTTGGGTAAGGTTAGCAATGTAGCCAGTCGCTTGCATAGCTACGCCGTTAATTCGTGGCGTTATTAGTCCGTCTTCGTTTAACGTGTTTTCGTCGCCTATAATCATTCCCCTAACGTTCTGCGCTACCATGTTACGCGTCCCGTAAATAGCTACGTTTGCACCCGCTAGAATTACGTTATTCGTTTGCATTGCCGACGACATAACAGAAGTCAAAGCTACGCTGGTAGTTGTGCTGGGTGCTGGGTTACCGCTTGCAGTTTGAAACGGCGCTAAATCTATTTCGGTATCTACGCTTATTAGTTCGACTTTTGTTAACTGGTTTAAACCCGCGTTATAATCTATAACCTTGTTAATATTCCACCATGAATTGTCAATACGTATTTTGTCGTTAAGTTTTAAACTATGTATGTCACCTTCATTCAAATTAAAGTAAGCCGTAAGCATTTTACCGACGTTAATTTGATTGATCGTACGACGCCAGTACATGTTAAACAAAGTATTGTTAGTAAGTGTCGCTGGGTTGTAATAGTAAAAGTCGCACGTTCCGAAATTAATGTCAAAGGTTGGTGTGTTCGCGTCATCGAAATGGGTAATGGCTGGGTAAGTTCCTATATTAAAAGTTCCCGTTGTCCCGTTAGCTACTAAGTTCCATAGTCCGCAAGGTTGTTCGCCGCCGTCGTATAGTATTCTTATGTTAGTTTTAGGCGCTTGTCCGTCAATCATTGGAACGATAGCCCCGAAACTAGTTTTAGTAATTGGCGTAGGGCTAAAGATTAGTTCCTTTGTGTCTATGTCCCTTACGTATTCCGAATCAAATATATATTCTTGTTGCCCGTAAATTTCGTCCGTGCTTTGATAGTACAATTGGTTTGGTTCGTCTTCGTCTTGTTTGTAGGTAAGAATCAAACGTTTATTTGTAACGTCTGGCAAAAACTCTAGGTTCTGTTCGCGGTCTTTTGCTAGTTTATACGTCCAGTCTTTCTGTGCGCCGTTGTCGTAGTATTCGTCGCGGTGTCTTAAAATAATGTTATTAGGTTGCGCTGGGTCTACGTCTGCAAACAAATTGTACATCTGAAAGATTGACTTAACAAAGTCCGCTTGTTTAATCTTTTGCGGAACGTATTCGTTCATGTTTAAGAATCCACTAATAACAGCCGTGTTACTATTAGGGACTATTTCTACTTGAATGTCTAAGATGTCTATATTAACGTCCACTTGTGCAGCCGTTCCAGACGCGTCCCGCCAGTAGTCAAACCCTAATTGCCATACCGCGTTTATTCCCGTGCGCATTGTTAATAAGTCGCCAGTTGTAACGTAACTAGACGGCGACATAGTGACCGCATTACTATACGTTCCGAATATGTTAAGTCCAGAAGCTATGTCTGTATTAATGTTAATAGGTGTTAAGTTGGCTTGTCCCGTGTTTACTCCGTTGTTACGCGCTTGCAAAATAGGCGTGAACACTTTGTTAACTGGCTGGTAAGCGCCGTTAACTAGCTTGTAAGGTCGTACTGGATTAGCGCCAGTATTGTTAAACTTAACTTCGTAAGTTATGCTGATATTGAATTCGTAAGACTGCGACGCTAGCGGATCGGTGTTTGTTGGTGCGGTGTATACGCCAGTCGTAGGGTTAAATATATTCTGGTCGTCTTGTATTTCCGTCCAGCCGTTTATTAAAGTATTAAAAGGAATAAAGCTACCATTAGATAGTTGCGTTTGTGTAGTCTCGAAAGCGTTGCTAGCTTTTACTTTAAAGTCGTTCCAATCTATTACGTTTTCGTCGCCATTGTACGGAATCAAAAGTTTATCAAACCTAGCTTGTGCTATGTCGTCCCATTGGTAAGTATAGCCAGCGTTGCTAAAGATGCGGTCGAAATAAGTCTTAGCATAGATAGCGGGCTTCATTTTCCTTATATGGTAGTTATTCGTGTTTGTGGTCGAATAAGGTAACACGTATTTATAGCCGTCTGCTATCGTATTGTTAAACGTCGAAACAATTCCAGCGCTTGTTTGGAAGTGGTCAAGGTCTGAAAAGTCTAGGTCGTTTAGTTCCTTACTATTCATTGTTGTAAATAGTTCGGCTTTCGTGTCTTTTATTAATACTTCGTAATTAACAACTTGTTCATGCGCGTCCGTCAACTGCTGTTTGTTTACATTGACCAACTGCAAAAGCGCATTATCTAAAATGACTACGTTATTTTGTACGACTTGACATTTAGTTAACTTAGTTATGTCAAACGTTCCCGCGCTTATGTTAACGTCGTAGTAGTGGTTTAATAGTTGGTTATTGTTATCAGTTCCAGCTAGTACAATCGTCTTACTAAACGTACCGCTACGCTTTGATATGTCGCGTATGTCACCTACTGAAAAGTTAAGGGGAAATTGTACGTCTTGTCTTACGTCTAGTACGCCAGTCTCTAAGACTATTTTTACGTTATTAACCATTTACGTTATCGTTGTTTGCTAGTTTAACTGAAATGCTTTGTTTGATTAGGTGCTTGTTACGTTGTTTGTAAACTTCAAAGCTGTTGTTTTGTACGATGCAAGGAACGTAAGCCGTGCTTTCTGCGACGTGTATAGGGCATCCGTCTTCATCTAGGACTAGTTCGCCGTCTTCTGTCGTTACGTATTGAACTAACTTTAAAAACGTTTGAGGCGAAGTTATCAGTTCTTGGAAATAGTCCGACATGTTTTGAGTCATCCAGTTGGTGTTTAACTCTAGCGTCTTAGTCACGTTAATATTGAACGTGTTAAATCCGAATTCTTCGTAATTGTAATTCCATGCACCCGCTTTAACGTATCCTTGTACGTCTTTGTTAAATTCGTCGCGTGTAACGTCGCCTCGTTCGTAACTCTTTAGCTGAAATGCAAAGCTAGAGAATGACCCTAGACGATCCAAGAAGCAAATATGGTACTCGTTAATTTGTACGCGTCTGTCTACGTTTACTCTATATTTAACGGACTTCTGTCCCGCGTCTTCGTACCAAAAGTCATAGTAGGTTGTATCGTCTTTTAACATTGGTAGCACGCCAGTAATGGGAGTCAATGCGCCGTAATTGTTACAGCCAACAGCTACGCTTACTATTGAATCGTTATTCACTACGTTTTTGCTGTACGTGTCGCCGTCGTTATTTTGAAAGTAAATCTTTTTACCTACTACAGCCCTTGCGTTTAGAAATAGGTCTTGTCCTAGTGTACAATAAAAGTCCGTTTTTGGCTGGTTCGTTAGCCATTGCTTAGTAACGCCGTCTAGTGTGTAGTCGTTAAAATTGTACGTAACCCAGTCGACCCACGTAAACGCCCCGTTAAAGACTCTTAGGTTTGTAATAGTGGTTATATTGTATGTCACTACTTTTTGTTGATTTGCGTAGTTTATAACGCCGTCTATGTTCACGTTAGTAATTGAACTGAAAGGTACGTTAACGTCAATCCAAGTTCCCGAAACTGCAATGATTGTATGCAACCCCTCTAGTAATGGATTAGCCGTACCGCCGTCGTTTTGTGTTATGTTAATCTGGTCGCCAACTTGAAAGATGTTAGCTACGTTTATACGTGTGTTCGTTCCGCTGTTGGTTAGTGCAGAAGTATAGGTGATTTCGTACAAATATTCTTCGCCTATGTTTACTGCGTAGTTTTTGTAACTATTCGGCGCGGCTTTGTCTAGAGTTACGCTAGGGTCAAAGTCCCAGCTTACGTAAGTAGAAAGGAATTTAGATAGGTCTATTTCGCCATAACCAGTCGAATAGGTCGGCAATACTTTGAACGTACCTAACAAGGTAGCGCCGCTGTATATCTGGTAAATGTACCTAAAGCCAGTTTTATTTTTGTTTGTGCTGTCCGCTATAAACCTAATAGGATTGTAAGCGGGCATGATTCTCTGCGGTTGTGCTATTATTGATTGTGCCATAACTATATTATTTTCCGTGTTTGTTTAGGTTCTAAAAAGCAAAGTAGCTGTCGTCGGTGTAGTATTGTTCTTTGATGTAAGTAACTGGGTAACGTGTCGCGTCCATTGCATCGTCCCATAGCTTTACTGGTTCGTCCGTGATTTGGTCGCCTATCTTTTTCCATTTGTAGTTCTGGTATTCTTTTTTAATCGCTTCGTTTTCCATGCAGAAAATACCGAACGTCTTAACGTTGTCTATTCCCTTCTTAACTGACTTGTTCGCGTTAATTACGTTGTAGCCGTTGTTATTTAATTCGGCTATTATTTCGGGTCTGGCGTAGTCTGCTACTATAACTGCGTTCTTTTCTATGTTCAATTGTTCGAAGCGTTCTAGTAGGTCTGTCGTGGTTAGATAGCTTTCGTATATTACTGGTTCTATAAAGATGTCTTTTTCATGCCAGTAAATCCGCATTAAAGCTGTGGGGTGGTTATACCCAAAGTCTAACCCGTATATGAATTCAGTAAAGCGCGCGGGTCTATGTGGTAAGAATGTCCAGTTCGAATATATGTTACTTTTACTTATGGCTTTTTCGCCTAGTGCGTAAATCTGGTATAGCGCTTCGTCTGTACGTTTGAGGTCTTCGATTTGTATCTTTATGCTTTCTGGTAAAAACGGGTTGTCCTTATATGTGGACTTAATTAATATGCTTTCGTTTTTTGGTAGTTCATATAGCCAGCTGTTCGAGTCGCTGGGATTGTAGTCAAAGATTAGTTTGGATTCGGTGCGCATATTTAACTGGGTGAAGTCATCGAAAAATAATTCGTTGGCCTCATTACACCATGCTAGGTGACGTTTACGCCCTCGTATCTTTTGTTCGTCGTCTACACTAAAGAACTCAACTATAGATCCATTAGGGAACGTGTAGATATGTTCGGACATATTGTGACTGGCTTTGTCGTAGATACCAGAATCTTTAAGAACCTCTAGAAAGTCTCGCATAGCTGTAGCGCGTAACGCTGGAAATGTCTTACGAATGATTGAAACGACAACGCCTTTGTTCTGTAGGCAATAGACTAGAATAAGCTGGCAAAGGCTATAGGTCTTACTTGAACGGCTACCACCCTCGTTAATTATAAAACGCGCCTCGTTATTATAAAGCGCGTCGTAATTCCTTTCAAAGACTATCGTACTCTTTAATTCCATTAGTCAAGTTCTTTCGTGTCTGGTCGAATGATTGATATTTTAATTTCGTTTATGTTTTCGCCGTTGCTGGTTACGTCCGTCTTTTCGGTTAGGTTGTTTAGACGTGCAACTATGTTCTGTTGATATTGCCCGACTAGTGCGCCTTCGACTTGGTCGTTTCGAATTTCTTCTTTAATGCGCGTAACGATGCTTACATACTCGTTGAGTGTCCCGTCTACATTATACCAGTATCGGTTTATGTCTGTACCTTGTTTGTTGGCATAGGTTTTAAATCCGTCTATTGTAAGGGGTGGCACGTGTTCTTCGTATAGTACGCCTTTGTTAGTTGCTTTTGGTATTGTTCTTACTCTACGTTTTGTATCTTCCGTGTATTGCTCGAATAGTTCGTACAGCTTTTCTGGTGTTTCTATGTATCTAGGCTTTGCCATGTTTCGTTTTTTTAAAGTGGCTT